GGTCCCAGTCTGCTATCTCTGCTCCAGATGCCCAACTGCCGTGTGCCGCTTGGTCATGCCCTCCAGGGAGATGCTTCTCAATGATGAGTTCTACTTCATCGCTTGCTACATAGAAAAACTTGCTCATTAGCCAACGACCTCCACCTGTATTAGTAAGTCTGGTGGATTTCCTTCACGCTGGCTGTTAGCACTAACCCGAGTTTCACCAATTCCTGTTACCCTGAATTTTAGACCACGGGGCAGGATGTGTTCGTTCTCATCCTGGATAGCCTGGCTCGGAGCATAACTCTCGCTAACTCCCTTAAAGTATTTCTTAATAGATAGGGCTGGAGTTCCCTTCGGGACTGTAATCTCCAGAACTGCTCCTTTAGCGCCTCTACCGTTGGCTGGCATGAATTCCCATAATTGCTCTGGGTTTGGCGTGGTAGAAACAAATCCCTTATCGGTGTATTCATCTCCAACCTTCATCCCAGCAAATTTTGAATATCCATCGCCACCGATACCTCTGTAAAGAGCCATCTCTCTAGGCGCTGAACTCTGGGCGATAACGCTGTCCATGGCATCTACATAATCAAGAATTTCATCTTTATCTAATCTTGGGATTGCGTTGTATTCCGCTTCTTCAGATATGAAATCAGTTTGTTTTGGGAATGGCTTACCTGTACGCAGGAAGTTATTTACATCGTCTGAGTATGGACCGCAATAGGCTTCAATGTATGTACCTTCATCAGAGTCATAGTCATATTTTGGGTGAGCATCTGAATCCTTATATCCGCTTCCCTCATGCAACTCGCCAGTAGCCCAAGAGCCATGTGTTTTTTGGTCGTGACTTCCATGCTTAGCAATTGACTCATCAAATACTGAGCCTTCAAAAGCATCAATAAGGTCAAGGTTTAACTGATTCATAACCATCCTTATCTATGCTAAATACATCGGTTTGCTCTAAAACAACCTCTACCGAACCAGACCTTCTGGATTGCTTTCCATCACTCCATTGTTCTTCCATAACAACAGATGACCTATCAACTGATACTACCTTAAATTTACCCTGAGTTACATATTCTGCTACTGGAGAGCCATCTGCCATCTGAGAAAATCTTATTGGGGTTGCTTTTGCTCCTTTTGCAATAGTAAAAAATACTGGCATTTCAAATGAACCAGCCATGCCACCGTAAATATCTGCTGTTTTTCTTTGTGTGCTGGCGGCAGAAAGAGGAAGTTCTAAAACTTGTCCTTCTTTAATATTCAAAATACTTGAATTTGTATCAACCCTAATACCTCTATGCAGAGCATCTGGATATGGTGTTGATGTTCTTACATCCTCCATGAGCGTATAAGCCCCACTAATCCAGGTAGGAACTTTTGAATCCATTAGTCCTGGTTTTCCGCTAGGGTCTTGAGATTCTGGAATAGTTCCCTCAATTAGAGATTTTTGGTCGCCTGGCATAACCCCATGAGGCGTATTTGTAACATCAATCCCCATGATTCGGGAAGATACAAAACGCATTGCTGAGGCACCTGCTCGAAAGGTCCATTCAGTTCTCGTTAAATCATCATTGCTTCGTACTTCGCCAGGCTTATCGCGCTCAATCACAATATCGCCATAGGTAATTGTTTGCTTCTCTTGACCTATAGCATCTTTAGTAGTCGTGATTGAAGTAGGAACTGAGCCAGTAGCCCATGAGCCATGAGTCTTTTGGTCATGGTTTCCATGTTTTAGAACATCACCAGCGTAGGACTCTTGCTCAAAAAGTGGATAAAGTTGGCAGACAGTTTCAAACCCTAGTTCTTTAGTTTCCATCTGTGACTCCCTTGCTCTTATATGCAGTTTCTAGTGCCTGGGCGCGAGCAGAGCCAGCAACTTGTTCTACAACAAAAGTATGATTTCTAGCAAATTCAACTCCGTGAGCCTCAAATGATTCGGTCTGGCTAATGGCTGTTGCGTAATGGGCTATCTCATGCAGAATCGTAGTTTCGCTTTTTACGAATTGCCTATCAATAGAAATTTCATGGACGGTTTTAACAATCCTGCCCGTTGAATTATCTTTTTGGACTTTCAGTATATGGCGACCTGAAGCGCTAGTGTTCGCGGTCTTAACTTGTAGGCGTGGCAATGAACTGCCATCTCCAAATCTTTCTAGGAACCAATCCTGCTTGATAATTTCCTCGACATATTTCTTAACTCCAGCAGGGGTGCCATCTAATAATTCTTTACCTGTGTCGCTTACAATTTTTGCTTGTTCCTCTACAGCCCACGCTGTCCATTTTTTGTTGTATTCCTTGTAAGCCTTATCGTATTCATCTCTCGATGCGAAATCATCATATTTTGGTGCTTTAGGCGCGATTGACTTATCTGGTTTTAATGGTCCGTCTATAGACCTTTCCGCCTCATATACCTTGCTTTGCAAAGGGTCTAAAGTTCTATGCAATTTCATAACTGCTTCGATACCTAACCCATTACCGCCTTTTGCCCAGGAGCCATGGGTAGATTGGTCGTGTTCCTCATGCTTAATAACTGGCACTAATCCAGGCGCAAACTTAATTACCTTCATTTTGTACCTCGCTCTGGAGGAATGATGACGAAGGTACAACGGCAATTAGGATGCACAATAGGCTTTTCCAGCCCGATAGAGAAGGTTCCAAGCCAAGGTACAACTTCTCCATCCAGCGGGGCGCAAATGTCGCAGGTGCGCTCATCTGGGGCTGTAATCCACATCTTCATAGTTTCTGGAGCGATGTATCCCGCTTCATCGGCTTGACGGTAACCCTCCATGCGACCCTCGTTCTGGGCTATCTGAATCTCTGTACGGGCGATGGTCTTAGCGCGAGCGCCTCTTAGACGGTCTGCATAGGCTGTAGCGGCTTTCTGGGAGCGCTCTAGGGCTTTAGCCTCTTTTACCCCTGCCTTGATTAGACGGTCCAACTCATTCTTCTCGAACTTAGTTACGGCATCTGCCCACTTAGGGTGAAGCCCGATGATGTTCTTAATTCGAACGGCTGTTCGCCTTACATCTATGCCCTCGTTGAATGAATCAATGATGATTTTGCGGATTGACTGACGAGTAAGGTCATCAATGCTCTGAATCAACTGCCCTGCTCTGCGAGAGGCGTAGGCAACCGAATTAGGGTTTGTCTTATTGAATGAAAGGTTGAAGGCAACTGGCTCTGGATTGACTCTTGCCCAATTAGGAATCTTTGTGAAGTCCATGTTCGCCATCGCTGGAGCGTTAAGAACTTCTACCTTCTCTGGGAGAAATGCTGGGAGTGCCAACTGAGGAGCAATATCTTTTAGCCCCTTGATTGCATCTTTTCCACCGAGGTCAATGATGTTGAGAATCTGGCTCTCAATCTTTTGCCCATCTCCACCGATAGTAATTGTGCGAAGTAAGCGGTCCAAAGTATCGGCATCAAGTTGAGAAATGATTCTTGCTAATTCTTCAACCTTGATTGAATCTGTGGCGCTACGGATAGCATTATAGAGAACCCGAGCCATCGCCGCTTCTTCAGCGGTTAATGGATTACGGGAGCCATCATTACCAGAGCCGAATCTGATAGCCATGGCTTACTCCTGGTCGCCGTCTAGCGCTTCCTGTCCCTCTGGAAGTTCTAACTCATCTTCCAATGGTGCTGGGGCGAATTGGTCTGCTGGAGCGCCTGGCATTGGAGGCTGTCCCTCTCCTGGCATTGCAGGTGCGCCGTATGCCTGACCATCATGCTCTGCTGGTGGTAGTCCAGCAAGGTCGCGGAGATAATCTTCCAACTTAGGGTCTGGCATAAGTACGCCAGCGGTAGCCAACTTAGAAATGTAATCCGCAACCTCGGTCAAATCAACATGGCTTACTTCGCCGTATGTGAGAACTGGCTGACGGGTTGTATCCATGCCATTAAGTTTCATAAGGCGTGGAATTGCATATTGATTCATAACCTCAGCGATGTTCTTGGCGATTGAATCAACTGCCATAGACCACAAATCCATCTTTGATGAACCGAGAGCGTATGAGCCAACTCGGTCTGAACCGAGAAGAATAAAGTCTGCGAGGATAGACATAGACATACGCTGGTCGTAGCGCTGAATAATCTTGTCTGTATCGAACTGGCGTGAGCCGCCTGATGATAGGAGCATAAGGTCGAACTGCTTGTTGCCCTGCTCGTCAAATAGGAGAGGGAAGATTACGCCTTCTTGCTCATTACGCTTGATAGATGTAACGAGTTGCTGAATAGATGCGAGAACGCTTGCTTGCTCAGCGGTAGCCGCTGAAGAAAGGTACTCAGGTGGAACCCATGCAACAGGAAGTCCTGCTAAGTCACGCTCGATACCAATTGCTTCGATTTCCTCGATGCGGCGCTTGAAGAACCATGGACGGTAAGCGTTGCGGAGGATAGAACGACCTTCTGGGTTATTCTTTTGTGAAGTTGTACGGAATAGTAGAGCCTTCTCAATAGGAATGATGTGCGTACCGCCCGATGATGGGTCAGTCTGCTCCATCGCTTGAATACCGCCCTTCTCGTCAATCTGCCAACGGAAAAGAGTTTCCTGTGAGCGGATTGGGAGTTTGCGCCATCCAATTTTTCCATCTGTGTATTTAGAACGCTTGGAAGCATCGTTCGCATCTGGACCTGTACGGGTCTTATACACAATTTCGTGATACGAATATCCGAAAATAAGCATTGAAAGAATCTGGGAAAGTGTTGCATCCCAGGAGTCAGACATATCATGCAAGCATGACTCGATAAATACTGCGTTCTCTTTATCCTCTGGCTTTGCATCGCCATCGGCTGAATCATCGGTGAATGGGTCAATGCGCCACTCAAGGCGGGTAATGACCTTATCAATTGCGTAAAGCATCGAACCGATTGTTGGGTCGTTGTCCGACATCTCACGGTAGATTCTCGCTCCGCGCTGACCGCGAAGATTGACGAGGAATTCCTCATAGACTGTTCCACCAGAACGGCGCAGACCAGTAGAGCCGAACTCCTGCATATCAGGCTTTTCTGCCATGTTTCCCTCTACTCTTTAGATGCTAGACCGACAACAATTTTAATAGCCTGTTCCTCGGTAAATCCAGCATTTCGCAACTCCATGAAAATTTCATGTGTCTGCACAGCAAACGAACCTAGAACGGACATGACTCCTTTAGCGTTGAGGCTAGAGTAGTCATCTTTCACCCAATGATTTTAGCATCAAGTGAATTTTGCTTATTCTCCGTCTAGTACGAACTCTCTTGAGTTTAGCCGCAGATTTGCAACCTCAATTGCAAAGTTACGAGCCATCTCTTTTGTACCTGCCTGGGCATATACGCGAGATTCAATTTCTTCGCCGACTGCATCGAATGACCGAAACGAAATCTTAAACGGAAGTTCAAAATGCGTTTCGGTCAATTCGATTTCCACATAGTCGCGTGGAGCAATCTCATGCGAAATGAACGGTTTGCCAGATTCAGATACAACAACTTTAGCGCCAGCAATGTTGCTAACGAAGTAATCAGTCCAAGCCACCATTTTCCCCTTTCGTAAGGAAATTATTAACCCCTAGCATACTACATACGGGTTAGAAAGGCGCACTCCATGGGTCATCTGCGGCAGGTGGGTTGAAGGACCCGTCTGTACGCTCGATAACGGAAACGCTGTATGAGTGGCGCTTCAAATCCACGCCGACATTCCAGGCAGTAATGGCAATCTTTGAGCGCTTCTGCCCTGTGTTCTTATCTTCCCAGTTCTCCTGGATGGCTGAGCCATTGACGATTACTGAGTGACCCTTGCGAATAGTTTCGACCACATTCTCAGCGGTCTTACCCCAGCACTTCACATCCCAGAAGGTTGTGTCTGTGTTCTCCCAAGTGCCATCGGCTTGCTTGACTGACTTTGATGTTACTACTGTAAAACTCGTAACTGACTTTCCGTTTGCTGTTACACGAACTTCTGGGTCTGCTACTACATTTCCCGTGATTGTTATATTGGACATTAGAGTTTTCCTTCGTTTATAGGTATCGGGATGATAT